CCCATAATCTTTCCAGTTACCAGTCATCAAATCCGCCCAGTTGCGGAATGAATGATTGATACTCTGCCAACCAGTCATCCAGCAGTGCATGATCCAGTAATCAAACCAATTCATTTTGGTCTTTCTATTTGCTGTGCCAGGAACTGCTCTGCTGAAGATCATTTGTTCATTTGGAGAGTAGGGACAGGCATTCCACCTTCGGTGGGAACATAGATGGTTACGTTGCCATTCTTGCTACCATCTTCAAGACCAGTGATATACAGGTATTGGAGATACTCACGGTTATCTTTCAGACTGTCACCGATGATTTGGTTTGCCTTAGCAACACCAGTAGCACGAATGATCTCAGCATCAGCAAGTTGTTGTGCTGAATCTTTCTTTGCTTGTGCTTCCAACACTGCTACCTGGCGAGTATATTCTGCTTTTTGAAGCTCTGCTTTACCAGCAAGAGATTGTTGCCACACATTGTATTGTGGACCACCAATAAAGATGAGACCACCAAGTGCAAACACAACACAAACTACACCAATTGCAGCAGGTTCAATATATCCGTTTTGTTTGTTCATTTGTAAGTCTCCACAGTAGATTCAAGAAGTTCATTCATAGTGCGACGAGCACGATAGTTTTGAATAATGTCCATTACACAATATCCAAAAGCAAATCCTGCCATAATAGTAGTAATCATTATGCTACTCCATTTGCTGAATCAAAGTCTTCCAATGCTTTATCTAATTTACCCCAGTCCCATGTACGTTCGATGATACCAATGTCAAACCCAAACTTATACGCCCAGAACATGATACTGATTAGACTACCAGTACCAGAACTGATCTTGATGTAAGGCCAACCAGGATAGTCATTCCAACTAACTGATGCTTGAAGCAGTGACCAGTTCTTGAATGGTTTGGGCATGTGTTTACCTGTATTCAAGATTTGAACATACCAGTCATGTCCAAAGTCTTTACGATGATTGAATTTAATGAGGTTCATCAGTCTTTCTCCATATAAAAGAGTTTCTCCCCAATTTCATGAATCTCTTTTAGCTGATCATCAGTATACTTGGTGAAGATGTCATAACGATTGAAGTTCTGAACTGTTCCCATTGGACCTTTCTCAAGTCGTGCCCATACTTCATCTGCTTCTTTAAACTCTTCATACTTCTTACGAAGATCTTCATCCATAGTCAGTTCATACTCAGCACAGACCTTACGTTGATCTTCCTCACGGACACAATCATTGAACACCAACGACATGGCACCACTACGGATAGATACAGGATCCATACCTACACAGAGCATGAACTTCTCAAACAGTTTGAAATACTGCTTGGCATTGAGATCTGCTGCTGGAGCAGTGATGAGATAATGCTCTTCAGGGACAAAATCATCATCAGACCAGGAGGATGATCCATAGGTGGGGGTCCAGGTTGCATCAAATTTAAATTGTACTTCAGCAGTGTAGGTCATTGGGGGCAAGATTTGTAGAAAGTTCCTTCAACATAGCAGGAGAACATTGATTTGTCCACCTTTTTTGGGGATTTGGTTACATATTCAAAATAACTTGAAACGGGGTCGTTCGATACGATGATTGGTACGTCCAAGCACCCCATGAGCAAGCAGGCAGAAAGTACAGTAATCATTCTTCCACTTTACGAATGATTACTGTTTTGTCCTCTTCATTTACAAGCCATTCTAGCACATCACCATCATACCATTCTAGCTGATCCATAATCTCATCTGGAAGAGGAAGAATAAGATCCTCACCATCTTCATCGAGAGTAACAGTATAAGGTATATTCTGGGTTGTATCGATCGATGTACTTTCTGGCATGAGATTCACATTGAAAATAACAGGTTTTGTTTTCGCTCTTGTCCTCTAGACGATACGGGAATGTATCAACATGAGGAAACAGTTTTAGATCAGAAGAATAGGCGAGCTGTTCGTTGTTCTTCTTCTTTGTTGACGAACGCTTCGGCGGCGGCGAGGTCTTCGATGACTTCTTCTGTGGTTTGGTCGATGTAGTATTCAATTTTTCCAGATTCTTTGCTAGAGACTTCTGGGTTTTTGAGGTTGTTTGTTTTTTGGTTGCCATTAGTCATTCCCAAATCCTGCTGATTTCGATTTAAATTCTTCCAGCTTATCCATAATACCATCAAATGACTGGATTTGCTCGATCCGACAAATTAATTCTGAAATGGTGTTACAAACAACTGGTCGCTCTTGGCGAGCAGCATATGCTAAAGCATTCCTCAATGAGGCTTCTGCTTCTTTAAGAGAGTCTTCTACGGTTTTAGACAATGCCATTTAATTTACCATCAATAAAGTGTATTCGGATTCGGGGAAAGGCAGCATAGTTAGCAGTCCAGCTAGCAGGATAGACTTCGACATAATCTGTAATCCTGTGTGGTTTGATTCTACCACGATTGCCGTTAGAAATCCAGCGAAAATTTGCCCACGTGGCGGTTTCGTGATAACCAGCATCACCAGGCATCAGCTCAACAAAATCTGATGTACCAGCATAATCTAGTTCATAGAGACATCCTCGTGGGCACAACCAATAATCTGTCATTAAGCACTCAAGATCTTTAGTTTGCAAATCACGATTATAGAATCCAGGACCTAGATCATATGAACAATGAATTGTGTCGAACATTCCCATGATTATTCCTCATCTGGTGGTGTTTTGGGATTGGCAAACGTACCATAGTTGTATGTATAATAGAGGAAATTATTGATGCTACGCTCAATGCCTAGCGATTCCTTAACATCTAACCAAGACTGATACTCTAATTGTAAGTCTGGTCCAAGTTCAATAGTTACTTCCATCGTGGTCCTAATGCCCATCCAACTAAACAATACCTAGTACCAGTTTTGACTGGCAACACCCTATGCCTGACACGAGAATCAAAAATACACAACGTACCACGTTCTTGTGAGATGAAATAGGAAAAATCACGTGAATCATCAAACAACTGTACCTTACCACCAGTGTAATCATCTGGATTAGACAGCTGTAAAGTGAAGGATAGTTTCCTAACGTATTCTTTGAGCTCAGTTCGACATTTCATCATTGAAGGAGGTTCATACATGAGACATGATTGTACATCATCATCTTCATGCCATTTGTAATGGAATCCAGGTCGATACTCAATGTGCTGTACTTCAGTGAAATACGTGCCAATCAAATCATACTGAAAATGTGTTTCGTTTATCTGTGTGAGATATTGCCACATGAATGGACCAACCCAATCATACGGATCACAATATCTAACACCAGCTCTCCGCCAACCAGGATTGCTGACTGCTGTTCCTAATTGTGGAGTTCTATCTTTGAAATACTCGGAAAGATCATCACACAATCCTGCTGGTAGTTTTGTGCTCAACTCAACCCATGGAATAGGGTTGATTATGTTCAGTTGTCTTGACATGCCTGAAAGAGTTGATCTTCACGATAGTAAAGAATTTCTTCCCCATCAAGATCCATCATCCATTCTGTGAACTCCTCACCAATAGCAACAGCATCTTCAACTCGTTCCTTACTCATAAGGTATTTGAAACGGCGGAAACGATTTTTCATGATAGTCTCGACCTGTTCAGAAACAGATTCGTATTCAGATTGAAGAGGGTTCATCGGTTACTTTAAGAATGTTGTTGAGATGGTCATAATAGTCAAAGGTCTTACCCTCTGGCAAGATCTCCACTATAGCACGAGCGAAGTCGTTTGGGAAGTGTCCCTGAAATCTCCAGAATTTCCTAATTTCTTCTTGATCTAGATCTTCTCTAGGTCTGAGTCGTATTGGATCTTCACCAAAATCAATAGGAGCAAATAAATCCGAAATGTGAGCTAGTTTTTTCATTTGACAAATGCTCCTGATTGAGTGTACTCTGCTTGAAGTTCAACAAGTTGCTGAAGGTGAACAAGAATGTGAGCAACGTGTTCGGTCTCATCCTGACTCATTTCTACTTCATCAAGTTCATATGCTTTATTCCATAGAAATTGTCCCCAAGTAGCACCAACAGTAGAAATCGGAACACAGTATGCTGTATCATCGATAGACTCCTGAACAAAAGCAACGTCATCAACGACAATGTATTGCATGGGAATGAAAGCGAAGTGAACTACGTAATTAATTTAGCAGAAAAAAAGGAGGGTGTCAACCCTCACCGAATGTACAGATAACCACCTGCCCAGTCTGCTTTCTCAAGCAGATACTCACGATCTTTGATCAAGAGCAGATTGTAGCGAGCACCCTTGGCAGGGGCTTTTACACTAGCAGGTTTGTAGACTTCACCAGTCTTTTTGTCAATGAAAGCGTGAATGCTATCACGACGACCATTGATATACATGAAAATTTTGTGATACTTACGACCAGAAGAATCTAAATCAAAACCATAGTTCTGAGTCAGGTAACTTGCATTAGCAGTGAGAGCATCACACAGCATCATACCATACTTGACGATGTTCAGCTGAATGGTGTTCTGAGCATCCTTCTGAGCAACGTAGGAAGCGAAGTCGGTGGTCATGGGTCATCCCCTGTCGATGTCCTTATTATAGGGTCTCAGAAGTCCGCTAGGAGGTCCTCTGGGACAGTTTCCACACTGTCCCACAGTTCTTGCTCTGCCATCTCTCGAATGATAGATTCCCGAGCTTCGTAGTTGTCAAAAATGTCAATGTCTTCGTACATAATTAAGTGTCAATTTGGCGTGAATGGTTTCCGTGAACTAATTCTAATTCTTCCCAGTCTCCTCGATGCACAATAAGGCATACGTTTCTAACTGGGTCGTGAGGGAATACTCTTATACAGACCGAGACGTAATCATCATCGGCAAACTTCACAATCCCCCTGTGTCCCCTGTAATAAACTTCTGTTCCTTCTGGATACATATGTGAACTCGTCGATTGGGTCTTCACTGTAAGCATAAGAAAGAGCGTCTGGGTACATTGTATTGGCAATGTAATGTGCTTGAGCGCCACTGTTGGCGACTAGATACACATCGTAATTAAAAACACCATGATCAGGTTCGGCATTTTCATCTTCCCATGCCATTTGAATCTCAACTAAGTAAACATTACCATTTCTTAGATGTGATTCGAAGTCATGTGTAATATCAGCAGTCATGAGTATTATATCAGCAGTCATAGCTTCTATCGTGCATATCCGACATTTCTTGTTGTAGTTCTTTGATGTAAGCATCCTGATCACAAATCTTTTGGTTCTGATCTTTAATCAAAGATTTCATTTCTTCAACCATTGCTTTTTCAGATTCAGTCATTGTTGGTAATGTAATGAACAATAATACTTATCACTCTTCTGGAGGGAAGAATAAAAGAACTACCCAAATTTCAAATACCAGCAGAACTATCAGTTCCACCACTACTGGAGGGAGAGTCATTTTTCTTCACATAACGAATGTTGTAAGGAGAGTTGAAAAAGCGGCGGAAAGCAACCACAGTAATAAGGAGCGCCGAAGTAACACCAACAAGACCAAGGAAGGTGGTAGCATCACCAGAAAAAGAATAAGTTTCAGGAGTCATGATTAACCAATAATACGATAACAAACAGTTGCGTTACCCTTTCGGGTGGATTCAATGTGAGCGAAGGCAGCGTAAGATAGATCTAGATCAGCATGAGAATAAGGACCTCGATCATTCACACGGACAATCACTTGCTTTCCGTTGTCTTGGTTTGTGACACGGATTTTACTACCAATCGGAAGATATGGGTGAGCAGCAGTCCATCGATAAGCATCGAAACGCTCACCAGAAGCAGTAATGTTGCCATGGAAACCATCTCCCATACCATAGAACGTAGCTATACCACACATTAGACTAGCAATCATTCAAACTCTCCCGTTTGATTGTGATATTCTTGATATCCTGGTTTAAGAGTATCAATCGTAGAGTACATAGATTGAATAGCAGTTTGATTATCTTGAATAGACTGATTCAGTTGATATTCCATCTTAGAATATCCAGTGATGAGTTGTGATGTAAGAATAAAATTGATACCAGTGAGAGCAACAAAAGATACTTTCACAATTTTGTATTGATTATCACTTAGCATAACGGCAATCTGGATGAGGTTTAGAAAGTTCAGCACATGCTTGATCATAAGCATCAAACATTTTTTGATCTCGCTGAGCTAGAAAGACATTGTACATGAGAATGCCAATAAAGGCAAGAAAGATGTAGGATGTTTTCATCAATAGAGTTCGTATGGTTCCATGTTGTGCTCAATCACATCCATGAATTCGGAGAATCGATTGAGAGCTTTTTCGTTCATCTTAGAGTCATTTCCAGCAAAGTAGAAATCGAGAGCATAACGAGCACGAGTTTCGGGTTGTGCCAGCACACGGTCACGTTCTGCTTTTGCTGCTGGCACACGAGAGTTGTAAGCAAACATCTCACGGTCAGCGAAGGAGGTGGTGTAGTAGGGATGCACGGGACTGTCTTTGAATTAACTGGGGCAAAGTATTTACTTGTCTTTGTATTATAGAATCCCCAGATGGATTTAACAGGACTATCGTTAGTATAGCTAAACTTACCGTGGTTACAGATCCAAATAGAAAGAATATTACGCTTATGAGGCATGATTTCATAGGAGTAACCAGAAGGAGCTACATGAGGAAATTCAAACATCATGTTTTAGATGACCACGGACACATCCCACGTATTGCCACCATTCTTCTTCTGAGAAGTTGTCGGAAGCATAAGGAATACCAATGACAGCAGCACAATGACGCTGTATAGACTCAGGCGCAACATTAGGATCTTGGAAAGCGGTTACAGTAGCGAGAAGAAAAGAGAACATCAGCAGCACACCATAACTTTGACACGGGGAGAAGTGTGAAACTTAGTCACTTGATAATCGTGAGCAAGGATACGTTGGTCTGCTTCATATTTCATATCCTTTTTGCTGATCAGACGTTCGCTCATCTCTTTACCATCAAACGAGGTAACCTGAACAAACTTATCAGTCAGACCAGCAGCAGGATAGAAATCAACAACCATGTAACCGTCTTTGGACTTGAGTTGCATCGGGTGTTCCCTTGACTACCTTTGTAGTATAGGTCAGAAAGAAGGCACCACGTCGTTCCGTAGTCCAGTTTCCGAAGTGTCCATCTCCAACCAGAGCTCATGGAGTTTGTTATACAATGCCGAACAACTTCCATATTCTCTGGCAATTTGGTTTTCTTCTCTTACAGATAAGAGTTGTAATGCCGAAAGAATGACACCAATTTCATGTACATTAAGATTAACTTTCTGTTCGTACATTTTGTTCTCCACAAAGAATATTTTTGAAAGCAATTGCTTTATTCAAATACGTCTGATGATAATCAATCATCTCATTAATGCTATCAAGAAGTTCAAAACGAAATGTATCAGCTGTTGTATCATCATCTTGTAGATATTCATCTACTGAGTCTGACAACCTAGTTTTTCTTTGCTTTTTAAATTCCAGTTGCCAATCATAATTAATTTCAGGACGAGATTCAATTGTCATTAGTCAGATGCCCTCCAGCGATATGTTTTGGTGTCAAGCGAGTGAACGATTTCAATAATTTTTTTGGCATTTTCTTCGGCTGAATATCTAGTACCAGAAGTAATTGGTTTTACCATGTGTGGATAAAGGAAGCATGATGGAAATATTAGCACATCCCCTTGTTTCATGTCAATCTGTTCTTTGTTCAACATAAATTCTCCACCTTCGTAATTATCATTGAATACACCGACAATACTAATAATGGGAATTCCTTTCCGAGTACCATCAAATAAGCTATGAATGTGATCTACATGCTCAGCAATACCTTCACCAACAGAATATTTGTTAAAGCGAACTCCACAAAATTCTGTTACATTCATATATTTTTTTTCGTAACGAGAGACAAAATCTATGATAGGTTGTCTCATTTCACTCATCAATTCCAAATCATATGTGGTTACAAAATCTTTAACATCATGCCACTTATTACTACCATACCATCGATGAGGTTTCCAATCCAGTTGCTCTAATCTTTGAATAGCATCATCACAAAATTCAGCAGAGAATACAGTTTCTTTATGAACAAATTCATTCAGATTTTTCATCAGATAACTTATACTCCCTTCTCATTTTGTTTATTTCACGCTTAATCTTCCAATTTTGGATTTTAATTGTAGTGCCAATAGTTAAGAGATACCATTGCCTTTTAATTTGGACCCATAAATTTTTTAATTGTAGATCCAAATAAACTCCTACATTCGGATCAATGATCATAAGAGCTAAGACTATAGCAAATACGCTAATTAAAGCACTGTAATATAAACCCATAATTGTTACCAGATATTTAAGCTTGATTTTGCCTTACGATCATCAATTTCTTCACCACCCTGAAGTTTATGTACTAGTTTACGGAACATACAATTCCATAAGATAATTTTTTTCCCAGACTTAATCTTACTACTTTTATGTATATGGTAATTATCTACTGGAAAACAGAGCACATTAGCTTTCTTTGGAACTACTTTTAGTTTATCATTCATAAACATAGTGTTTCCACCATCATACTCATCATTCAAATAAATGATATAAGAAACTTCAGGAACATTATAAAAAGAGTGATCTTGATGCCATTGGTAAAAATCATTCTCATCATAGGTTCTAAGAATATTTTTGCCATACCATGTAAGATTACTTAATCTGTCTTTATCCCAGTCATACCACATCCATTTATTCTCTACAATGTACGTATGATGTACTTTTGACATCAGATTCCAGGCACAGTCATCAAGTATTTTGTGTGGGGTTACATCATAAGTATTATTTTTTCGGTTTTCATTTCTAAATTCATGAATTAGCTCTACATCTAGATTCTCGAATATAGAATAAAACTCATCACACTCTTCGGGTGTGATGAGACCCTCGTATTCCCAAATATATTTTGTGTGCTTTGTTACTTTCATGGGTATTTTACAATAACTAACTCAGTCTTCTCATAACGCTTGGTGCCAGACATTTGATATGGGAACGTAAGATACCTGAACTCAGTCCATCCCTCATAGAGTGAACGTACAGCATCGCTGTTGTCATAAGACATCACGAACCCACCTTTATGTTGCTTCAAGACATCACAGAACGCTTCATGATCAAATGATTTATGAAGGGCACCATCTTTGCCATAATAGTGGCTAACAGTCTCGTAATACGGTGGGTCCAGGTACATAAAGTCATTTTGGTGCTTCGGGATCGTGTCGAAGCAACTGCCATAGGCGAACGACACGTTCGGAGCGTGAAAATTCCTAAGTTTATCAATTCCGACCAATCGGAACTCTGCTCTACTACGAACGGTAGAACATCCGATCTTACCTGAGTACGAACCCTTGATTGCAATGTAAAATGACACTGCTCGCTCGAACTTATCCTCACTATCCAACCCTGGAAGGAAGGATTTGTAGTGATCGCTATCAACTAGTGGATAGTGCTGCTCGGCGGCGTCTGCCAGGCGCTGCCCACCCTCTTCCATGAGGATCTCCCAGAAGTCTGCTAGGGGGCGGAAAATGTCATACCCTTGGACTTTGATGCCCTCAGATGCCATTAGCATCTCAGTGCTAGCACCACCCCAGAATGGCGACACAATAGATTCGATGCCTGGATTGACATCACGAATGATCTTGATAAGATCCTTCTTCATACGATTCTTCCCTCCAGCATAACGATAGAGGGAAGAGTTGGTCACTTTTTGTTGGACAGATGCGGCCATGAATAGGTGTTACGAAGGACTTTAGCGGTAAACTTTTCTCTATTATACCCTACAACAATGTATTTTGACAACTCGATGGCATCACAGACTTCTGTGATGTACTGAGTATTCTGAATAAACCCACGTACATAACGGTCTGCTGCTACTCGACAAATAGCAAAGATACGTTCTGCCAGACCAGGATCTCCATATTTTTCGTATCTCTTGGGACAAGTAGGAGCGTAAATCCTCAGTTCATCCAGAGTCATACCAAGAATATCCACTTTGATCTTTTGCCCTTTGGCAGCTGCTGTTTGTAGATCTTTGTACCATTTGTTGAATTCCTCTTCACCTTTAATGGCACGTCGATACCATCGATCTACAAATGTAGGCATACTAGATCTCTTACGATTCTCATTGACGTTGTAGAGAACCAGAATCATATTATCAGGATGATCGCCACCGTTGGGTTCGATGTGCTCAACCTGAAAATCGAGAATATTGTAAGGACCTGTACTAGTATAAGCACACATACCATTCTGATTCAGATACATCTGGCATATCAGAATTCCTCGGGCATCTGTAGGATTGTCAGTGATGGATTTGGTTGCTGGATCCCACCAACCAATTTGATTCTGCTGACCAGTTTTACGAATTAGAGCACGTTCTGCTGTAGTGTGAGCATAATAATACTCTTTTGCAGCTGCCCATGTAGTATCAATAATATTTGCTTTTTGACGAATTAGTTGACTACCAGAAAACAGAGTCTCCTTGTTAGCGAGGAGACCCTGTACTTGTTGCCAAGTTAGAATTTGGTTGCCAGGGATTCGTGTTGATTTGGGTGTGGTAATCATGCTGTGGTAGAAATAGCGGGAAGACCTTTGACAAAGATGGTTTCGACAATAGATTGGAGACGTTTGATGGTAGGAGCACCGTAATTCTTGAATACAGGGACAATGACCTTACCAGAAGGTTTACGATACATCTCAAACTTGCCTGGAGTAATCTTACCACAAGCAATGTCATCGGCATCGTCTTTGTTAAGACGAATTACACGACCGACAGTTTGCGCCATCTGAATGATATCCAGTTGGCGAAGAAATACGGTATGAGTAAGACCGTGAACGTTGATACCCTCAGACAGAATGCTATAGTGGAAGATCACAAACTTACGGTTAGGATCTTTGCCCCAAGCATTGAAAGTGTCAAAGAACTGCTCACGATTGACTTTGTTCTTGTTGACATAAGCACCATACTTGCTGGTGATGTGAAGAACATCATAACCACGTTCATGAAACTCACTAAGAATGTTAGTCTTAGAAAGAAGATTGAACATAATCTTGCTGCTAGGAGCGGCGACGAGAATCTTAGCTCCTGGAGCATCAATGTCATCGATCAAATTAACGAGCATGTCACGGTCATTCTCATAAGAAAATTGACCTTTCTGGCGCTCAATGTCAACCTCATAAGCACTAACCTCTGGAGGAAGAATAGAACCAGAGTTGACAAGTTCTGGGGCAGGGATGTTGACAAGAATAGGACCGTAAACCATACGGTTGTTCATACCACGACCCATGGGAGAACGAGTGTGCTTAGGAGTAGCGGTGAAAAAATAATAACGTTTGGCGTCTATATTCAGAACACTTTGAAAGAAGTTACGTTGAACAGCATTGTGTGCTTCATCATAATAGATAACGTCAATAGGAATGCCAGACTCTACAATACGACCGAGAGAGTTGTAAGTAGTGAACAAGATGACATTAGTATTACAAGTCAGACGAAGATCGACAAAAGCAGCAATCTGCTCTGGTTTGGTGTTAGACCAGTGATAAGTTTCGCCGCTGTGAACATGACCAGGAACATACTCAACAACACCATTCAGAAGAGTAATGAACTCCTCACACAGTTGATTGGCGAGCAGAATGCGGGGAGCAACGACAACAATAACTTTATGAATCTGATCCTTAAGATGACGCTCAATATCCTTGGCGATGATAATGCTTTTACCAGCACCAGTCGGAGCAATAATCTGACCATGAGTATTATCAAACATAGCAGCGAGAGCACGCTGCTGGCAGGAACGAAGAACGACTGTCACAGGGGTCATTGCTGATGATGTGATTATTATACAGCACAAAAAAGGGGAGCTGGCGCTCCCCTGTGACAGTTATACAGGTGGAACCACCGTGTCTTCAACCCCAGTCACTTGGGGCACCCATCCAACAAGAGAGATAAACTCAAAGTCTTCTCCATTGTTATGAGCTTCTTTGATCTTAGGAGCAAGAAGATTCAATGCTTTATTCATCTTCCGAACAGATTTTAGAGCTGCTTCCCTCTCAGGATCTGCCTGCTCAGCATTGAAACCGTTAAGATAACCAGCAACAGGCTTGACAACAGAAGTGTCAGCATATGTTTCAAGAACTTCCTTAAGAGTACGAGCAAGATAAGTATCGTTATTCTTTGCCGACCAACTAAGGAACAGCGGGATTTCTTGATCGCTGGAAGTATCAGATGTCACATGTTCTTGCCACCACTTTTTAGCACTCTTGGCATCAAATGGGGACATGGTTTCTTTACAGAGCTTACTGCCAATTACCGAGTTGACAATCTCTTTTACCTTAGCATCAGACCAAGGATGATCAAATCGACTGAACCAAGCAATTCCCTCTTGCTGGGTTGTCTTGTTGATACGATCGAAATACTTACGAAGACGCTTCTTGGCATCATCGACAGTCAACGGCTTAGCAACCATATGGTTGTTCATGCCTAGACCGATTTCATCAAAAGCGTCATCTTCGACAAAACCTTCCCTAAGTTCAACAACTTGAACACAGATAAACTGGTATCCGAGGTTACGAAGTGCTTCTACTCGGTTATTACCATCGTAGACAGTGCCATCGGGGCTAACAATCGGTGGTGTCTTTGTAGTATCAAATCCGCGGGTACTGTAACTTTGCTCTAGAGCATGTACATTCTTCCAGTCAATACCTTGAGCACGAGCTGGATTGATTTTTAGTCCTGCTTGATTAACATTCTTGAGATCATCGATACAGACAACACGGTATCCTTTGTTGATTGTACAAGAAAAAGATTTTAACGGGCAGTTTTCAGTCCACCAAGCAGCATCAGGCATACCACAGGGAGGATCAAATTTTTTGAATTGTGACATAGTAAAAACTAGCAAGTTTGCTTCGGGTTGGCGAACCAATCAGGTTCTCACCAACAAACGTAATATAACACGAAAAAGGGGGTCTGTCAACCCCCTGTGCCACTTTTCAAACTGCCTCTGGTCTCGCTTCCCTCAGACCGTTATGCCCATCATTTCCCCTAACATATAATCCGTTGGAGTAAATGACATATTGAATGAAGTAATCAGGATCGCCATCCCTGCTTCCAGGGAAGTTATCTCTACAGAACTCCCAAGCATCTTCTTCATTAGTAAATTCAACAAAAATAAATTCATTATATAATAGTTTATCAAAAATATCTGGAGATTCCGATTGCATATTCATATAATATGCCGAATAGATGGCATTTGCTTTAGTAGCATCATCAACACCATCAGGACCAGTAGTTCTGATTAAAACCATCGTTGATTGTGTTGCTGCTGTATAATGAATCATCCAGTCTTTGAAATTTCTGGTCGTTACATATCCTGGGGTTGCCATATCAAGCTCCTATATTTAAATTTTCAATAATAGCACCAGTTAAACCGCTATTAATTTTGTACTGTTCAACCTTATCCCAAATTTCTTTAGCAACAGGTATACCATTTGCCAATCTAGATTGCTCCGAAATAGCAGCAACTTTAATATTACCAACTAACGCTTCAGTAGCAAATACTCCAGTTCCTTCAATAGTGAACGAGAAGTGTGCTGGAACAGAGAGATACTCAGTAGTATGTTCTGGATCAATTTCATGATATTTAAATGGATCGATTGGCCATTTAAATTCTTCATCATAAATTAAGAAATCTAAAATATCTTCAAACTGAGCAGGACCCTTAACATTTTCACGAATCCATTGTCTATATTTGGTCCACAATTCTAACTCTCCTTCAAATGTTTCTGTAGCATCTGGTAATTGAGTCCAATCAGAATTTCTCAAAAGCATTTTACATTTATTTTGCTTATCCATATCAACAGCAGTGAGATATTCAGATGACGTTGCTACATCAACGATTGCTTTTGATCTAATGATTTCATCATCAAGTTGCTGTACTTGAAGAGCTGCTTTCATAATATTAAACAACTCCTTAACCTGACCGAGATCTAGATCTTTATATTCATATCTCTGCCATCTAGATTGTTTGGTGTTAAAATCAAATTTTAATTTTTCTTTTTCTAAGATATATTCACCATCTTCAAAAATAGAAAAACTAACAATTCTATCGTTTTCGTGTGACCATTCATCTGGCATATGATCATGTAAATTTTGATTCACTTGGGCACTCAGCTTAGTAATAGCATAAACATATTCACCAGATTGCTTCGTTCTAACCACCATTAACCTGTGAAGAGCATCCCATTCTAATATTGGTTTACGCTCTTATGGTGGCAGATTTCTTTCAAATTGAAACTCTTCAGGATTGAATGCCATTTGTAACTCTTACTTTCTAACTATTTAGAAAGCTTTAATCAACCACTTGACCCATGTATAAGGACTTACAAGTGGAACATCAGTTTGTGGATCTAAAGATGGAGTTGGAACTAATTGTTTTGATTGAGATAAAACGAACGTTCCAGGAAGAACCTGTATACCAACTCCAAGGGCGGTAAAAGTTACATCAACACTACTATTAACTCCACCAGCAAAGCTGTTCAAAGCAGAGCTAGCAGTTCCTCCAGTTTCATTATTTCCATAACCATAAACATTATCACTAGAAGTAGGATCTGTTAAAGAAACATAATGAGTGTGTTTTAATTTTTGAGTTGGACTATAAGATTTAACAGTAACTTCTTTTCTTGGGATATCTAATGATGTAACAAATTTCAAAGCATCACCTTCCCCACCAGCAGTTCCACTATTTCCTGGGAATGGCTGATTAGCAAGATCAATATAATCATCAATTTCATTATAAAATGTTGTTCCAGATTTCATATTGTCTTGAATGACTGTAACTCCATTTGAATATGAACCCATAGATTCCACACCTTCATATCCAGGGTTGGTTCCACCGCCCCAATTAGTAACATTACCATTCCACCAAGCAGGATCTTTAGATCCACAATACTGTGATTTCGGTAGATTGTTATTATCTAAATTATAGTCATCGGTATGATACCCCCAAAGGTTGAAAGCAATTGTAGTGGAGGAAGTGAATGTAGCAGCAGTCGGAGATCCAATATTATTAGTTCCAACAGCTACGGATTGACTATATCCACCTTTACCACCCCAGTTAATTCTTCCTTTAAACGATCCTGGGTCTGCTTTACCAGTAATTAGATCATGGAAATGTAGGGGAACATCATAAATTTTTTCTTCTTTGAGTCCGACAGGACAAACAGCAGATCCAATTGTAGTGAACTCAATTGTTCCTGTTACATCTTGATAACCAGTGGTAGTAACAGTAGCAATACCAAAGAAATTAGAATCTTGGGCTGGTTGCCCAACGGCGGGTGATGCCACCTGATCAATTTCTCCAACAGCTGGATCACCAATGTTATTAACGTACCAATATCCACCAAATGATCCTGGCTCTTCATTACCTGGAGCACCAGATTGTTTTGTTCTCTTATACTCTGGAGACAATCCAGGTGAAGCTAACTGATTTCCATCAATAACACCAGTTCCTTTTAGATATCTGTTTCTCATATCAGGAAGTCTGAAATAAGTATCAGATCCAACTTGTTTTGATCCGTATTTAAATTCCAGAACTTTATATAAAGCTGGATATTCTTTTGGATTTAAGTATTCACCATTACAATACATAAATCCATGGAATCTAGAATTCAATTTACCATCAAGAACACCCCAACTATCATCTTGAGTAGCATCTTGGAAGACTGGCATCATACTACCAACTGGCATACCATCCAACTTAGCACTGTAACGAATTTGTGATGGTCCAACATATTTGACTGGTGTGATCGAACTGTACCATTGACCAAAGATTGGATCCTGTACGTCAGCAGGAGTTTGTACACTAAAACTAGTTCCAAAAGATCCAACATATAATTGACCAGTTCTAGTAAATCCATCAATAGGAGAAGATTTAATCCTTACACGAATTGTCGTGCCATTTGTAACCGTGGCGGCAGAACTAATTGGATAAAGATTATAAGCACCACCATTAATTGACACTTCCATTCCATTTGTAGCAAATAAAGCTACAGATATTCCATTGGCAAGACCAGTAATAGTGATAGTCTCAGCAGATTCTGTATATACATTAGGTCCAGAAGCAAATTGTGGTGTGAAGGAAAATGGATTTGGATCACTTCCAAATTGACCAGCAGTTATGACATTCCATGTCGTTTGATAGTATCCAGCAGTTGAAGCAGCGAGTCCAGTTTTTGTATTAAAAACTCTTGTTTCACCAACAGCATCCGAAGTTGTATACACTAAGGAAATGGTATCAAAATTTTCTAAAGTTGTCTGGGAAATGCCTTGTGCCAGTAAAATACCATTTTTCTTAATTTGTGGTAGTGCCCCACCAGGATTTACATCGCCAGCTCCAGATTCTACAATAAAATCAACTATAGTATCGATTCCCTGAATCAGTACAGTATTGCTTTCATATTCTGTTAATAAGTCGGCTCCTGTAACTGTAATCCACGTAAACCCATTGGGGGTACTGTCAGCTTCAACACCAGTAGATACAGACCAAGCCAAGCTCCTCCATTTATTTGAACTTCGGCACCATTTGTAGCAACAACATCAACAGGAATAGTAATGCCAGAAATTGTTACTGTTTCACTGTAAATTAATGTATTAGGATTAACATTCGTTACATCAGTGAAGAAGAATGGTGCTGGTTCGGAATCGGGCGGATCGCCAGTATTGATATTCCAGTTAGCTGGAATATTACCAACAGTAACGTTTACTGTGTAAGTTGTGTTGTATAAAGATCCTACTGTCCCTCTTAATTGTATATATTGATTATTAGAAACTGACGATGCTCCCCAAGCACCACATGTTCCTGATGTTGGACCAGTACAGACTCTCGCCTGAGCAGAAAATCCTGGGGAAGATAGTTGAATTGGAACTGATCCTGTAATGCCAGTAATTTGTACGATATTAGATTCTACAGTGGTATTAATTGCTGCTCCATCAACTTCACTAAAGCTATATGGATTTGGACTAATATCTTGTTGTGGAAATTCAATATAGACAGCACCAGATTGTCCAGCTGGAGCACCAATTCCAGTAGGCGAAGCAGATCCTATTGGAGTTACATAGGTAGGATTATAATAAACACCACCACCATTACCACCAGTACCATCAAGATCTGTAGTTTGTATCACTCCGCCAGAACTATCCAATTTTTGAGTTAATAATACACCAGCAGATCCATCATATCCACCGCCACCACCACCAGGACCACCGCCCTGTCCAGTAGCATTAGGAGCAGCATCACCAGGAAGATTTAAGTTTACAGTCGATGTTGATAATGGTCCATATCCACCATTATTTCCATACTGTGCTGATGTAGGAATAGTTGTATCTCCACCAGCACCTGCTCCTCCACCCCCTCCACCTGCCATGGCTATAAGAACATTATTAGAGAAAGTAATAGCAGCTGCTCCACCACCGCCGCCGCCACCACCAGACTTATCACTAGGACCAGAATTGCCACCATTGCCACCATAAGCATATCCAAAACCACCTATTCCACCTCCTCCACCTTGTACATAGTTAGATCCATTCCCACCAACAGATGGAGCATATACTCGAATTTTATAATCTGGTTCACCACCACCATTTAATGGCCATGCTGATGTAGGAATAGTAACAGTTCCTCTAAAGATATTACCGCTTCCACCAGGACCACCCTCAGAATTAGGAGCATCATCTCCACCCTTTCCTCCACCAGCACCAACAAGTGTTAGATAGAAAAATTGAGATCCAAAAGCAGGTATATCATATTCAATATAATTACTTCCGCCAGGTCCGCCTTGCCAACTAGAATCGACAAACGTACCTTCATTATTGAATTGTATCGTATAGATTCTAAAAGTATCTTGTACCCCACCAATAGAATATGTTAATTGCTGTAAAGCACCAGAGGTTACAGAAGCATTTTGTCTAACGTAGAGGATACTGTCAGTTGCTTGAAGAGTTACAGTACCACCCCAATTCACTCCATCTCTACTCAAACTACCAGAACCAGAAACGATTGTAGCGGTTGTATTAAGATCCAAACCATCAATTGCTACCTGAGCGATATGTTCTTGACCAGGATTCGATAGATATACTGGATCGGCATGGAATGGATATGGTACTGTTCTTGCTGCTCTAGTTGTTAAAGATAATGTCGCTGTTTTATCGGCATATGTTGGCGAAGATGGCCCAGATGTTGGGTTTCCTACTGTTGGATTACCGCTAGGAGGTCCTTGTAACCTAACAGTAGCAGAAGCTGAGGCACCAAAAGTAGTATTAGCATTTACTTTTAAATTGACAACATCTCCATTTTGTACAGATAATTGTTGTACCCAACTGCCTGTATTATTTTTTCTTATTTGTCCAGCAGTGCCATCAATAATGGCATTAATTTGTACTGTAGATCCATTTAAAGTAGCTACTTTGTTTTGAATATTAGCAATAGTTTCGCTAGTACCACTATAAGGAGACTCTAAATTACTATAACTTCCAGAAGTGTATTCTGTACCCAACCCACTGATAGGAAGGTCGGCAAAATACATAAATCCAGATTCTGCTAATATATTGGTAGAAGTAGTAGAAACTGTAACTTTTTCATATTCTAGAATTGTAAACTGACAATTAACAGCTGCTGGATTTGATGATGGTGTTGGTACGGTGATTACATCACCTGCCTGATAACCATATCCAGGATCGACAATGAATACTCCTGTAGCAAAATTATCAATCGCTCCAATATCTTGCTTGACTTTCATTCCACTTCCAGACCCACCAGTGGTGCTGTAAGTTGTGCCAAATACAAATCCAGATCCAGTTATAAATCCAACTTGACCAGCATTTGTTTTTATATTATATGTAAATATTGGCGAAGCAGTAATAGCATTTGGATATCTATCAACCTCAGTCCAAATTTGCCAATCATCTGTAACGTTTCCGTTAGTTTGTACTACTCGATAATCTCCGTAAGTATTGGTAGATCCATAAGTGCCACTAGTGTTATTTTCATATCCACCAGTTAAAGTATCTCCGTTTACAGCAAAAATTGCCAGAGATCCATCGGATTTGTCAGTATAAGATGGACCATTAATAATTCTGGTATTTACAGTATCACCAAGAACTAACCCCGTCAAAGACTGAACCCAAGAACCAGTACCATTTTTTCTAATGGTAATATCACCAGTAGATGTTGCTCTTAATACAGCATCGCCATCAATATTGGCAATAGAAATATCTTGGGTGTAATAATCTACACCACCATCAGCAGGAATTTTTGTATCTACTCTATCTGTAAATTGATAGCTATTAATTCGTATAATTTGCCGTTATACTTGTTCTCCAAGAATCAAATCCCCCATTTCTATAAATTCTGAACTGAGCAGTGCTATTGGCAGTGCTACTATTTTTGGGACCGATATCAATGGCAGATATTGTAGCTGGAATAGGAACTTCAATATCAGAAATATCAATTACTTGAGAATAGTAAGTAGTGTTTCTTTGGAAAGTACTTGTTGCTCCAGAACTACTAGTTCCATTGAAAGCACCAGTAAATCCAGATTGGTTTGTGAAGGAAAATGTTTGTGGGGTTGCATCAGGAATCTTAGTACCGAAAGTAACTCCATCGGGATCGGATCCATTACCAATTTTTACGTTAACAAGTACGCTTTGATTCCAATAATTTGGAGTAACGTATCTAATTTGAATATTATCCCCGTTGCTTACATATACGGGAGTTGATGAGAATGGCATTGATTACCCTATCACACTACACTATTCCTTAGTGTTATTTAGGTCTGATTGTCTGACGTTAATCCATGGTCCGTTATTAATTCTAACTTGAATTGGTTTATCAGCTGTAATTTCTGCTTTTTCCCCCTCATCTATATCTGGTTTAAAGATATTTGATTTATAAAAAGGATCTTTATCTGGATGTAAATCATAAGTTACTGGAAATTTATTCATAATGTGCTCCAATAATTGTTAGCAATATTTTGTACTAAATCGTCTTCGGATGAAAGATCATCTCCCTGTGAATAGTAATTTACTATTCTACCAGAATCTACTAATTGATCATCTTGATAGGTATTTACAACTTTAGTAACACCAATTTGTTTCATAACTGGTCTCACTTCAATTGAATCTAAAATAATTTCTCTTCTTACAGCCATGGCGTTTTATTATTATTTAGATCTGTCTAATATCTTTCCATCCAGATCCATTAACATTTACTTGAACACTACTATTATCACTCTTTATTTCTACTGGAATATCAACATCATTTACTGGTATTTGTCCAGTAGTTAAGTATTGAGTAGGCGTATTTGTTATGAGGTCAATATCTGTATATGGATAGGCATTAGAAATATTTCCAATATCAAAATCTTCCGCTACTCTAGGAGCTTTTGTGATTACATTGACGTTGAAACTAGATGGACCTACAGTTACTGGTATTGTTTTAGTGTTTGTCTTACCGTATATACCAGTAACACCAGTAAGATCTGTATTATAAGCTAATGTAGTTGTTCTCATTCTCAAAGTATTTCCAGCATTAACGTTAATTGGATTGCCAAATGCTCCCCCGATACTAAATGTAGTTCCAGAAGCAGATGTACTTACGCTAATTGGCATATCAATACCACTCAAAGTACCCAAAACTAAATCTGTTGTTGTATTTGGATCTAAATTATTGAATGTAGTTGTCCAACTATTAGTAGTAGTGTTGTCATTATATGCTTGTACAGTTATAGTAGAACTAGTAGACTCATTCAATTCATTATAAACTGTTAATGTGTAAGTTCTACTTGCTGGACTATTAGATCCGACAACAGATTGTGGAAGATTAGTGATGCTTCTAGTACCAGAAACACTTACGTTCCATGATTCACCAGCAGAACTAGTCAAAGTAGCACTCAATCCGTTGTTGCTACCCCAACTTAAAGTAGTGCTATATTGTGGAGATCCAGTAGTACTACTTTGTGGATTTGGAGATGCGAAAAAAGAAGTAATAGTTGGTACAGGTACAAATACCTGAACCGTACCTTCTGCCAGAAGTTGAACATAAAGTCTTTTATATGTACCAACACAAGGATCTCCAAATGTTCCATTATCTGGACTAACACAACCGCTAGTTCTTCCTATAAAAGCACCAGAAACTACACCACCAGAATTTCCAGCATGACACCCGCCATAAGAATATCCACCACAACCACCATTAGGTGTTCCATAACTGGCAAATTGAACCTGTGTGAATGTAGTGCCAGATGGAGCACTTAGACACAAAGGGTCATAACTATAAACCTCTCCTTTTTGTCCACAGACAGTGTATGATACTGGTACACTTTTAAATCCCATTTAAATACTCCTTAAATCTTGCCAAGTTCCGCCATTTTTACTAATTTGTACATTAGAATTATCAGTTTTTACTTCTACAGGTATTTCCACATCATTGATTGCTATTTGTCCAGTAGTTAGGTGTTGAGTTGGTGTGTTTGTAATCAGATCAATATCTACATATGGATACTTATTTGTCAAATTCCCAATATCAAAATCTTCCTGAATTCTAGGAGCTCTCGTCGTAACAGTAACATTGAAAGAAGAGAATCCAATCGTTACTGATATTGTTTTGGTATTTGTTTTTCCATAGATGCCAGTAGAACCAGAAATATCAGTATTAAACGCCAATGTTGTTGTTCTCAGAAAAACTGTATCACCATTATTAAAAGTTCTTGGATTACCATATGTTCCAGCAGAAGTACCAAAAGTAGTTCCAGAAGCAGTTGTAGTAGCTACAATAGGCATATCAATACCACTCAAAGTACCCAAAGCAAGATCAACAGTAGTATTAGGCTCCAAATTGCTAAAAGAAGTAGTAAAACTGTTAGATAACGTAGCGTCATTTTTAGCAGTAACTGTTAAAGTGGCTGGGTTACCATTTGTTAATGTACTAGTACAGTAAGTATTGAAGCAAGCAGTTAAAGTATATGTTCTAGAAGCAGGAGAATTAGAACCAGCTACAGATTGAGGAAGATTTGTAATATTATAAGAGGTTAATCCAGTAACATTAATATTCTCTCCACTAGAACTAGTTATCGTCAAACTATTAGCATCATTAACATTCCAGTTTAACGTAGTCGTATATAAAGGGGTTCCACCAGAACTCGTTTGATTAAGTGGATTGGCACTAAAAGAAACTATCTCAGGAACAACGGAGACATATTGAACATTAATATATCCACCCCCACCGTTTGTAGATTGAGCGGCTAAAGTACTATAACTAGTATTCCATGCGCTTCCACCACCACCACCACCTGCTCCACCACTTGAGTTATCACATCCACCAGATCCACCACCACCGCCGCCAGATCCACCGCCACCACC